TCGGTGGGGCGGGGCGGACCGCCCTCCGGCCAGGAGAGGATGCGCAGTTCGCCGTTTACCGTCTCGCACTGGTAGCCGATCATTGGCTCCCAGCCGGTAAGGTATCGGATCACGTTAGCGGCCGTCGCGGCGTCCACTATTTCACCCTCGCGTAACTCAAATTAGTGTAGCCGTTGGAGTCGCTGGAAATTGAAAAACCGTTCGGAGTGCCGCCGCCGTCGAATTTGCCGTACAAGGCAAACGTCTTGCTGGCGGTGGTGGCGACAACCCAAAACACACCGGCGGTCTGCTGCTTGCTTCCCGCGCCAATCTGGATCAACACCAGTCGCGCCGAATAGTCGCCGCCGTCCACCGTCGCGTAGGCGGCGTCCGTCACGTTGTAGAGTCGCACCGTCAGGTAGATGTTGCCGGAGGACACGTCAATCGTGGTGCGAACGTTGGCCGCGACAATCCACGTACCGGCGGACGGCACGGTAACGCGGAAGTCGCCGGCAACGCCGGAGTCAGGGAATATCTCCTTATACGTCCCTTGAGATACCCCGCTATACCAAGTGGCGTTGGTGGCCGACGAGGGTAGCGTAATGCCACTGGCGGCAAACCCCAGCGTGGCAATCTGCGCCGCCGCGTCCACGTCGTCCAGCAGCGCCCGGCCCGCCGCCGTACAGGTCGCCGTCTCGGGAACGCCCGTACTGGCCGTGGTGCGGACGATAAACTTGTCTTGCGCCAGGTTGGCCATCTTGGCGAGCGTGACCGCTCCGTTATCAATCGTCCACGTCGCCCCGCTGGACGATACGGTGATATCGCCCTTGTCGCCGTCGCTGACGCTGCCGCCCGCCGGCTGGTCGTACCAACCCTTCGTGCCGCTGCCGTTGGTGCCGTACAGCTTCGAGTTGCCGGGGGAAGCACTATCGCCACTGAGTTTCAACCCGCTGGCGTCACTGGTGATGCTCATCTGCACGATGGCGGCGGCGCTGATCTGCTGGCCGCTGAGCGTGAGGTCGATCGTGGTGCTGTCGGCAATCGTGACCGCGTCGTGCAGTTGCGCGTGGGTGTGGTCCCCGGCCGCGAACTGCCCCGAACTGGTGCCGAACGCCCCGACCGTCAGCACCCCGCTCGTGGTCGTGATGACGGGCAGGTTGGCCGTACTGCCGATGGCCCCGGCGCTGGTGATGTTGCCGTGGGCGTGCGAGGCGGCGGCGTAGGTCGCGGACAGGTCCGGGATGCGGGCCGCGTCGAACGTGCCGCTCGTCACGTCGGCGGCCGCGTGCGTGTGGCTCGCCGCCGCGTAAACACCCGTGTGCGTGTGGTCGCCCGCCGCGACCGTGCCCGCCGTGGTGCCGTAGGACACCGACAGGCTGACGCTCCCGCCCAGCGCCACCGCCCCGCCGCCCGACAGCCCCGTTCCCGCCGTCACCGTGACGCTGCTATTCGCCAGAGATGTATTGGCGATGCCGGATATCGTCATCACACCAGTGCTAGCCAGGCTGATCGTGGCCCCGCTGCCGCTGACCGTCACCGGGGCGTAGGCCGTGCCGCCCGAGTTACCCGCGAGCACTTGGCCGGCGGCCGGGGCGGTCGAGGGCACCACGGCCGACAGGGTATACGTGGCGTGCGTGTGGTCGCCAGCGGCCACGGTGCCGCTGGTGGTGCCCACGGGCAGGCGGGCCACGTCCACCGTGCCGCTGGTGATGTCGCTCGCCGCGTGCGCGTGACTGGCCGCGGCGTACACCCCCGTATGGGTGTGGTCGCCGGCCGCCACCTGGCCCGCCCCGGTGCCGATCTGGTAGGTGGTGGCGACGTTGCTGCCGTCCCACCCGGCGAGGCGGGAGGCGGTGCCGGTGTGGCCCGATGTCGTCCAGGCAAGGTTACTCGATAGCGCCGCGTGGTCCGTGGTGCCGCTGCCGCCGGTCGGGGCCGCGTCGATCCACGTACCGCTGCTCGACTGGTAGGTCAGCACGTAGCCGTCGGCGGGCGTGGTCAGCACCACGTCGGACAGGCTGCCCAGTGCCCCGGACGCCCCGCCCACGTCGTCGCCCACGGGCAGCTCGCCCACCTGGCCCGAGTCCAACAGTACCAACGGCCGCCGCGTTGCCATGTTCGCCTCCCCGCGTTGGCCCCACGCTACCCCGCCCCGGCCGCGGCAGGCGAAGGCGGCGGGGGGGTTAGCCGGGCCAGAATGTCACTTGCAGGATGCCGCCCGGGGCGGCCAGGTCGCCGCCCGACGACTGCATCACCCGCACGGCCATCGTCTCGTCGGCGTCCACCTCGCCGGTCGCCACGATGCCCTGCCGCGTCTCCCCCGACGCGCACGCCCGCTGCGACACCGCCGCGCGCACCAGGTCGTCCAGGTCCGTGCCCCACTGCAGCACAACGTGGCGGTCCCCGGTGGCGTTCGCCGGCCACACCAGGTACGCCTCTACCAGGTAACGACCGGCGGCGGGGAACGTGATAACTTGCCGGTTCGTGGTGCTGCCCCCGGACGTGGGCGCCGTCACGCCGTCCCAGAAGTCGGTGCCGTCGTAGTTGTGGACCGTGCCCCAGGTCAGGACCGCCCCCGAGGCCGTGATGTCCTCGCCCGTGCCAATCGTGGCACTGCCCACGTCGTTGGCCCCGCCCGCGACCGGGGCGCCGCCGGCCGCCACCCCCGCCCGCACCCGGTCGGCCAGGGCCAGCGTCCGCGTCGTGTCGTTGCCGCCCAGCACCCGCCACCCGTCCTTGCCCTCGGTCAGCTTCCACGACGATGCGGCCGCGCCCCACGTCTCCCCATAGGCGGGCGTCCCCCCGTCGTCGTACAGCACAAACACCGGGTCATCCATCGTACACAGGCCGTAGCCGCTTGTGGGACACGGCACCGGGCCGTTGACGTACACGAGCTGCCCGTCACTGTTCGGCTTGCCGACTACTAACGTCCCGTCGCTGTCGGCGCCCGTGGGCCTGACCAGGGCGAAGGCGGGGATTTCCTCGCCCGCGTCGTTGCGGTAGGCCAGCCACCTCACCCGGTCGATCTCGGGCAACGACGTGAGCACGCTACCTCCCTCCCCGGGCCGCGCGGGCCTGCCGCCGCCGCGACTCTTCCGCCAGCCGCGCCGCCCGCGCCCGCGCCCCATTCAGGGTGAAGTCCGCCCGCCGCTGGGCGTAGGTCGGCACCCGCACGTCCCACTCCGAGTGTAGCGACAGCCGCGTGCTGCACCCCTCCGGCCCCACCTCCCAGCCCACCTGGCAGATCGCACCGTCGGGGGCCACGTCGAGGATCGCCGCATAGGTGCGGTCGCTCGCCGCCCGCTGCTGCAGGTTGGCCAGCTCCGCCGCCGCGTAGTAGGCCGCCTGCTGCCGGCACTCGGGGAAGTTGTGCGCGCCCTCGGCCACGCCGAGCGACTCGTAGGCGGTCGAGTAGGTGCCGACGGCGTAGGCTTGCAGGTCGTCGCGGCGGATCACCTGCACGCCGCTGCCGGCGGGGTCGGCGTCCGCCCGGTACCGGAACCGCGTCACCTCGCCCGTGGTCCGGTCGCGGGGGCTGACGGCGCAGACCAGGTACAGGTAGGGCTCGGCCACGCCGCCCCCCGGCGCGAACCGCCACACCGGGTCCGCGAACTGCACGACGCCGTGCTCGGTGTCGATCAGGAACGCCCGCGTGTACTGCGTGCCGGCGGCCGTGTTCTGGGCGTTCAACCCCCCGGCGTAGAACACCCCCTCGACCGCCGCCGGAATGGGCGTCCGCCGCGACTCGTCGAACGGGTCCGCCGAGGTCAGCACCTGCTTGTCCTCGACCGGCAGCAGTTGCCAGCGCCGCGACACCCGCAGCCCCGCGCCGCCCAGGTCCTGCCCCGAACCGTCCCAGCCGCCGACCCGCACGCCCTGCACGCCGTCGGCGTCGAAGGGGGAATCGTCGCTCACCTGGTACCACTTCCACAGGCTCTCCTGGGCGCACTGCAGCGCCCGCCCCGAGAGGCCCTGGAAGTTGGGCGGCACCATGGCGCCCCAGCCGGCCGCGGGCTTGTAGCTGAGCTGGTCCACGGGCACCGTGGTGCCGTCCACGTCGCGGGCCACGGCCTTCAGGAGCAGGTACACCTGGTAGCGGACGGGGGCCCCGACGACCTCGACCCAGCGGGGCGCCGGCGGGGGGCTGAGCGTGTCCTGGGCCTGCAACAGGCCGATGTTGCTCATCACCCCGCCGCCCAGGCCCAGCGGGATCAGCCGCACCAGGCCGCCCTGCTGCAGCACCACGCGGCAGCCCAGCGACTCGGCCAGGTCGTCGAGGGCCTGCGCGGGGTTGGCCGCGTCCCACTCCACCTCGGGGTACGTGTCGTTGGGCAACAGGGACAGGTCCAGGACGTGGCTGCCGTCGGCGGGCATGGCGGCCCAGAGGCGGGCGGCCAGCTGCTGCGGCGTGGCCAGCCGGTCGGGCAGGTCGCCGGCGGGCAACATCACGGCGTCCTGCAGCCGGCCGTCGGGCGTCCTCTTGTTCCAGTGACCGGAGATTTCGCCGAACCGCCAGCGCCAGCGGTAATCCTCGATGGCCAGCGACAGCAAGCTGCCGCTCGTGCTGTACTGCAGCGAGCCCTCCTTCACCCGGCAGCCGGGAAAGCTGACGACGATGCCGTCGTAGCTGAACGCCAGCGTGCCGTCGAGGGCGGGGGCGGCGGTCTGCGGCACCAGCTCGATCGAGCACACCGACGGCTGGATGCCGTGCGACAGGGTGAACGACGCCCGCAGCGGCTGGGCGACGCCGGGCCAGTGGACCAGACCGGGGACCGTCTGCGGGGGCATCGGCTACCTCACGCCGGGGTGCCGCGGGTCAGCCGCACGTTGCGCCCGAGGTCCAGGTTGGCCAGGGTCGCCCCCTCGTTCAGGTCGAGCACCAGGCTGCCGACGACCTGGTGCGGGTCGACGAAGCGGCACTGGTCGCCGTACAGCTCGACGGGGTTGGTGACCGTTTTGGCCCGCAGGTCCTGGCTGAAGTCCAGCACGCCCGAGCCGCTGACCTTGGCCGTGGTGATGGTGCCGGCGCCCTTGACGATGCAGGTCCCGCCGCGGATGGTCAGCGTCGTGATGGCCCCGCCCTCGATCGTCAGCGTGCCGCCCTCCTGCGTGACCGTCGTGCCGCCGTTGGCGAGGCTGACCTTGCCGCCGCTCATCGTGAGCGTCGCCAGCGTCAGGCCGGCGCCCAGCTCCACGTCGGCGTCGGAGTCCTGCTGCGTCTCGTAGCCCACCCGCACCGTGGCGAACTGCCCCGTCTCGCCCGCCAGGGTGCAGACGCCCACGCTGCCCTGCGTCACGTTCAGCACGTTGCTGGCGTGCGTGCCCTTGAGCAGCACTGCCTTGCGGCCGCGCTCGAGGGGGCTGCCGCTGCCGTAGACGTTCACCGTGGTCGCGTTGCTGCCGGTGTCCAGCTTGATCCTGCCCGACCCGGTGCCGGGGCCGTCGCCGATGTTCACGGTGGTCGCGGAGATGGCGAGGTAGCCGTCGCGGTACTCGTAATAGCCGCCGCCGTTGCGCTCGGGCAGGCCGACGGTCCCGGTGAAGCTGTTGGGGATGTTGAGGGCGGTCAGGGTGATCGAGGACTGCGCCAGGCCGTAGAGGAGGGAAACCGTGCTGTTCTCGATCCAGACGGTGTCGTTGTTGGCGGGGGCGCTGCCGCCGGTCCAGTTGGCCGCGGTGCTCCAGACGTTCGGCCCCGCGTTGGCGGTCGTGGTGCTGCCGCTGTACGTCTGGTCGTCGGCCGCGCCGCCGTTGGCCTCGGTGGTCGAGTAGGCGCAGGTGAACGGCTTGCCGGCGGTGTCGGCCGTGAACGTCACTGCGGCCCCGTTGCCCGCGGCGGTCGCCTCGGCGAACTCGGGGTAGGCGGTGGAACTGAGGGCGTTCCAGGCCGCGGCGATCGTCGTCGCCACGGTGGTCGTGTTGGTGCTGCCGGCCGTCACGCTCAGGGTCTTGTTGCTGACAACGTGTTTGAACACGTCGTCAGCCTCGACGGTACCGCCGACGGTGTAGCTGTCCACCTGGGCCACCGCGGGGGCGTCCCCTCTCCACTTCAAGGTGGCCATGCTACCCTCCCAAGAGCCAGTAGTTGGGCCGCCCGATCAGCGGCGTGGCGCTTTCGAACTCGTAGGACCACTCTTTGCGGAAGTTGCGGTACAGGATATTCGCGTCGCCGGCCCGCTCGGGGGACGACGGCGACTCCCGCCGCCGCTCGCGGTGCTCGTGCTGCGGCCAGAGCGGGCCCGGGGGCGTGGGCTCGCCCAGGAGGCTGACGGCGTGGCCCGACTGGATGGCGTGGTAGGGCGTGGCCTGGGCCGTCGGCTGGCGGATCGGCGGGCCCACCAGGGCGGTGCGCATGACGAACGTGGGGCCGCCGCCGATGAACTGCAGGGTCTCGCTGAAGCTGATGACGCCGCCGTCGAACCCCGGCACGTTGCCCGGCTGGCCCTGCCCGCCGCTGCCGGGGTCCACGCCGAAGTCCCCCACGACCTTGATCGAGTAGTTGATGAACGTGGACAGCGCCGCGCCGTCGGCCTCGAAGCTGACGCCCTCCAGTACCTTGACGCCGCCCAGCTCGTTCAGGCCGGGCATCTGCAGGCCGGTGCTGGTGCCGTCCTCGTAGTACAGGCCGATGTCGCGGTAGTTGGTGGCGTAGGCGGCCCGCAGCGCGGCCATCGCGGCGACGAGGGCGGCCTGCGTGTCGGCCTGCAGGGTGCCCCGGATGTTCCACGTCTCGGTGGCCCCGTACAGCAGGTCGCCGTCGGTGAGCTTGCTGGCGTGCTGGATCGTGGGCACCCCCACCTCGCCCACGGGGTGCCGGTACGTGCCGTACTGCAGGTAGACGCCCTGGCCCATGCCCCCGATGATGCCCGCGACGCGCCCCGCTGGGCGAAGGCGGCGGGGGTGCGTAGGATGCCGGAAAGGGAGGGCGACCCATGAAACGGATCGCGTGCGTGCTGGTGGCGGTGCTGGTGCTGGTGCTGGCGGGGTGCGGGGCGAAGCGGGACCACGCCGCGGAGGGCAAGGCCGCCCTGGAGCGTGAGGACTACGACCTGGCGGAGCGGTGCTACACCCTGGCCGTCGAGGCGAAGCCGGCCGACCCCGCCGGCTGGGTGGGCCGGGCCCGCGCCCGCAACGGCCTGAGGCGCTACGAGGACGCCGTCAAGGACGCCACCGAGGCCATCCGCCTGGACCCGCAGGGCAAGGAGGGTTACTCGGCGCGGTCGGTGTCGTTCCTGGGGCTGGGCGACGAGGGGGCCAGCCAGCGGGACAGGGCGAAGGCGGGCCGCTAGCGCGATCAGCGGCGCTGCTGCACGGCCTGCAGGTACTTGCGGTCCATGTCGAGCTTGGCCTGGGCGACGGCCATGTCGATCATCTCCTGAATGCGCGGCGTCACCTGCGTCTGCAGCTGCTGGGCGAGCGTGGCCTCGTTGAGCTTGATCTCGGTCGTGATCTTGTTGTCGACCTGCACGCTGATCTGCTGCGCCTCCTGCAGCCGGCGGTCCTCGCCGAGCAGCCGCACCAGCTCCTGAAAGGCCGGATCGCCCTCGCCCCGCTTCTGCTGCTGCTCCTGGATCGTCCGCGAGAACAGCTGGATCGAGCGGGCGAACTCCAGTTGGTCGGGGGACAGCCCCTCGATGCCCCTCTGGGCCAGCTGCTGCCCCGTCTGCAGGGCCCGCACCCGGTCGGCCGCGCTCAGCCCGCCCCACTGGCCGGCGGCCCCCTGCAGCTTCTGCTTTTCCGCCTCTACGATCGAGTCCTGCACCTGCTTCTCGCTGCGGAGCTTATCGACCTTGGCCTGGGCCAGTTGCACGAGGGATTCCTGCCGCTTCTGTTGGCTGGCGAGGTTGGCGTTTTGGGCCTCCTGTACCCGCTCCAGCGCCTTGTTGGCCTCGACCATCGCCCGCTCCAGTTGCAGCCGCCGCTCGGCCTTTTCGTCGAAGGACGTGGCGGCGGACAGGTCCCGCCGCGACCGCTCGACGCCGCCGGCCGCCTGCCGGGCCTGGGCCTGGGCGGCGGCCACGGCCTGGGCGGTGAAGGCTGCCTCCGCCTGGGCCTGCTGCAGCTGCCGCGCGGGGCCGGCGATGCCGCCCGCGTCCTGCAGCTGCAGCTGCCCGCTGCCGGCGATGGCCTGGTAGCGGGCCGCCTGCGACCCCAGCGCCAGCTGGCGGGCGAACAGCTGGTTCTCGACGTTGCCGCGGAACTCCGACATCCCCATCGACTGCCGCAGGCCCTCCAGCCGCCGCTCGCGCTCGTCGCGCCGCTGCGACTGGTTGGAGGTGTTGAACACGAAACCGATGCCGGGGATGCTCGAAAGGTCGTCCATGACCCCGGTGCCGAAGTCGTCCCACTCGAAGCGGCCCGTGCGGTAGCCGGATTTCATGCCGCTGCCGATGGCGCTGAGGGCCTTCATGGCGACGGCCGCGGCGCCGGAGATGCCCAGCAGGTTCGAGGTGGCGTTGGCCAGGGCACCGCTGAACTTGTCCATGCCCTGACTCATCGCCCCGCCAGCGGCCGCGCCGGGCCGGGGCGGCGGCGCCGGCAGTGCAGGCGCCTGCGCCGCGGCCGCCGGCGAGGTCCGCGCGGCCGCGGCCGCCTGCTGGGCCTGCCGCGCCGCGTCCTGGTACGCCTTGCCCATGCGGTCGGCCTCTTCCTTGGCCTGCCGCGTCTTGCGGGCGAGGTCCTCCATCGCCTTGCCGCCGTCGCCGGCGGTGGCGGTGCGGATCTTCAGGGTCACGTCACGTTCGGCTGCCACGACTGACCCCTCCCACGACGGCCGCGGCGGTCACGGCCTGCACCAGCCGGGCCAGGTCCGCGCGGCCTGCCTGCTCTTCCACCTGCCGGATCAGCCCCGCGTTCCGCCGCACGATGGCGTCGTCGGGGAACCGGCCCACCGCCTTGCACTCCGTGTAGTGCTGGTAGGCCCGCCAGTTCTTCTCGCTCAGGTCGGCCTCGGGCGTCGGCCGGCGGTCGATCGCCTTGGGGCAACTGCTGCAGGGCGTCGCGGCCCCCTTCGGCCGGGGCTGCCGGTTGCCGCTGCGGGCCGGCTTCTCCACCACCTTCCAGTCCTTGTCGTAGACCCACCGCCGGCAGTCGTCGCAATCGGGCACCTGCGGGTACAGCAGGAGGTGCCGTACCCCCAGGGTCAGTTTTTTGCGTCGGCCTCTTCCTGCCCCGGCTCGTAGCCGAGGATCAGGTCGACCAGCCGCTGCACCAGCGCCGGCTGCAGCAAGAGGGCGATCTCCTTTTTGACCGGGGCGGTCTGGTCGCCGTCGTCGGTGACGTTCCAGCTCTCGACGTGCCGCTCGATCAGTGCCGCGTCCCGGGCCGCCGCGTCCTTCGGCGTGGGCACGGGCAGCAGGTACTCCTTGCGCTGCACCAGCAGGGCCGGGCGGTAGCGGGCCCGCAGCTCGGGGTGCAGCCCCGGCACCGCGGGAACGACCGCGCTGCGCGAGTAGCCGTCGCGGATCAGGAACTTCGCCATGTCGCCTCCCCGGGTTATGGCGTGCTGTCCAACGTGATGACCAGGGCCTCCGTCGTCGTCACCTTGCGGGCGGTTCCCCGCAAGGGCAGCATGATCTCGCCCAGCCCGGCCACAGTCGGCGACTGCATCGGGTAGTGCACCCCGGGCATCGTGAACACGCACGAGGTGTTGCCGTTGGTGAACGTGAGCACGGTATTCACGACCGACGCGCTCACGGCGTACAGCGCCTCGGCGTCGCCGTAGGGCGGGGTGAGGTTGACGCTGACGGTGCGGTCCTGCGGGTAGATCGCGGCCAGGGTGGTGGCGTTGTGGAACCGCTCCGCGTCCAGGGCGTTGTCCACCACCACCTCGAAGTCCGCCACCGCGTAGTTGCTGCCGCCGATCGAGGCCACCAGGTCGGTGAACACGAACGGCCCGGTGCTCACGTCGATGGTGCCGGCCGGGAACGTGTTGGCGTTCGTCACGGTCTCGGTGCGGGCGACCACGTCAATCGCCAGCGTCAGGGGCGTGCCGGGCCCCGCGCGGAAGGTGCAGCGGTTCACCTTGCACGGGTACTCGAACACCTTGCCGTCGCTGCCGTCGCCGCGCTGAATGAATACGTACCGCTCAGGCAACGTCTCGGCGAGAGCGTAGGTGGTGCCGGAAGCGGCGGCGCCCAGCACCCAGGGCAGGAGCGCGGCCAGCTCCACCGCCGTGGGGGCCACGGTGAGCGTCCCGGCGATGCGCTGCCGGCCGCGCCGCACCCGCTCCGAGGCGTGCGACCGCGTGCCGCGCAGGCCGCCGGTGTCGATCAGTTCCTCATTGAGAGCAATGTTTTCCGACTGGAAGTCGATCACGTTGCCGACGGCGAGGGAACTGGTCCCGATGCCGGCCTTGACCATCGCGCCGTACACGCCGGCCATGTCAGCTCCTCGCCTCTCGGCAGTAAACGCGGATGAGCAGTTGCCCCACGTCGAGGTTGTCCGCCTGCCAGGCGGCCGGGTCGATGACGGCGGCGGGCTCCACCAGGCACCACTCGATCTTGCCGTCGGTGATGGTGAACGGCCGCTTGTGGTTGAACGCCACCCGCACCGCCTTGCGCCACCCGAGGAACGCCTGAAAGGCGGCGTCGAGGGTGGCCTCCTGGTTGCTGGCGGCGATGAACGTGACCAGCACGGGGTAGCCGGTCATGTCCTTGGCGGTCAGGTCGCCGGCCTGGTTGATGGTCTCGAAGGGCCCCGGCGACACCACCACGGCGGGCAGGGACAGGCCGCGGGACAACGGCACCTTGCGCATGGCGTGCGTGGCGACGCCAGACAGGGACAGCGCCACCACCGCGTTGTAAACGCCCTCGACGCACTGGTAATGGGTCGTGTCCGCCATACCCCGATGATGCCCCGGGGGGCCGCCCCGGGGCGAAGGCGGCGGGTCAGGCCGTCAGCACCTTGGCCGCGAAGTCGGCCAGGATGCCGCCGATCTCCTCCGCGTCATCGTCGTTGAGTCCCAGGTAGGGCCGCGCGGGGATCGTGACCGAGGGCGTCAGCAGGTAGTGCAGCACGAGCGTCCGCCGCTTGCTCTTCTGCACCGACTCGGCGAGAAAGCCCCGGCCCCCGCGGGCCTGGTGCACGAACAGCGGCCGGGGGAATGCCCGGGCCCGCCCCGCCCGCACCGCCTCCGCCGTGAGCGGGATGGCCAGCGCCCGCCCCTTGGGCCGCACCACCCCGCCCCACTGGTGCAGGGCGGCCCGGTCCAGGTTGGTGCCCCACACCAGTTGCTGCGGCGTGGCCTGCTCGACGTGGCCCTGCCCCTGGCCGGTGACCGAGGCCATCAAAAGGCCGGTGTCCCGCAGCGGGGTGCCGCCGCCGCGGGCCCGCGGGTGGGCCAGGGGAGCCCACGGGGCGCCGTTGGGGCTGGTGCCGCTGGCAAACCGCTGCTTCGTCGAGGCGGCCAGGTAGACGGCGACGGGACGCCATGCCGGCGAGAAGTCGATGCGGGACAGGTCCTGCGCCCGGCTGTCGCACCAGGCGGCGAACTGGCCCAGGTCCATTTCCAGGGCGGCGCCCATGCGGCACCTCAGCTGGCCAGCAGGATCGGCTCTTCGAGGTCGAGATTCAGGGTGGTGGCCGATACCGCGCGGCCCACCGCCTGTACCACGTTGCCCGAACCCGTGGGCCGGGTGGCACTCAGCTTGGCCGCGGTGGCGCTCAGGTAGTACACGGCCCCGGGGGTGAGGCTGGTGCTGCCCACGATCGCCGTCCAGTCGGCCAGGGTGTACAGCCCCTCGGTCACGACGGTCTCGGTGCCGAGCGCGGCGGCGCCGGTGGTCGCCAGCCCCGCGCACGGGGTGGTATTGCCCGTGGCACTGGCGTCCGTCACGCCGTTGGACACGACCGCCACGGGTTGGCCGGCGGCGAACGCGCTGCCCGAGCGGTTGACGGCCTGGAACTGGCTGGCGGCCATCGTCGGTGTGCTCCCCCCGGCGGTGCCGGCGGCGCGGGTGCAGTCGCAGGTCCACGAAATGCCGAAGTCGTCGAGGGCGCAGCCGCCGGTGATCTCCCACTGCGTGCCGTCGGCCTGCGTGATCCGGCCGCCCGGCGCCGGGGTGTGCCCGGCCACCTGCGACCCGGGAAGCGCGAACCGCCGGTCCCCCAGGGCCAGGAGGCCGGCGGCCGTCGAGACTTCCCGCTGCGTCACGTCGTGGGCGTCTACCCCGGTCACGGTGATCACCGTGCCGTCGGGGGCGGTGTAAGCGACCGTCTCCAGGCCGTCCACAACCGCCCAGTCGCCGGCGACGGAATCGGGGAACGCCATCAGGAGTACCCCCGCACGTGCTCCTCGTAGAGGCCGCCGTCGCCGCCGGCCTGCACCACCGCCCGCTGCGCCCGCTCGATGGCGTCGAGCATGCTCTGGCGGTAGGTGTCCCAGTTGACGCTTTTGCCCGAGACCGAGTAGCTCGGCTTCGGGCCGTTCAGGACGAAGGCCGCCGTGGCGTCCTCGAGCTCCTTCTCCAGGTTGTCGCGGATGTTCACGAGTCTGGTCAGGCGGTCGGCGGACGCCACGGCGGTTCCCCCTCTCCCCGGAGGCTCAGTCGGGCAGGACGGTCACGACCAGGCGGACGGCCGCCTTGCTGGCGTCGTCCAGGTACTTCTCCTGCTCCGCGAGCTTGGCGGCCTCGCGGTAGCACTTCTCCGCGCTCGCCTGGTCCTTGGCCAGGACGTACAGGGTGCGGGTGGGGAACCCCGGCACCTCGGCGCGGATCTTGTAGCGGGTGGCCCCCGCCGGCGCCCTTTCGATGGGGTCGACGACGCGGGGCAGGGGGCCGGCGGCGGCCACCGTCGGGGCCTTGGGCTCCTTCGGGGCCGCCTTCGCCGGCGCGGGGGGTTGCTTCACGGACTCGGCCACGATCACCTCCCAGTGGTTAGGCCGTGCTCTTGTTGATCGCCCGGGGCTCGACCACGGCGAAGGCCGAGCGCTCGTCGACGCGGTACTGCTGGACGATGTCGCGGGTGAACTCGTCGTGGCTGTTGGCCGGCGCCTGCTTGGTCTGTAGGGGCCAGTTGACCATGCGCTTGGCGTACTTGGTGACGTCGCCCAGGAACCACGAGGTGTCCGTGGCCAGCCGGGCGGCCAAGAGGCGACTGGTCACCAGCTGGTACTTCGACCGCCAGGGGTTGTCGACCTCGGCCTGGTTGGGGTTGGCGCTGGTGGCGAAGCCGGGGGTGATGACGCGGATCGTGGTGGCGTTGAGGATGCGGTAGGCCGTCGCCTCCAGCTGCTTGGTCACGATCAGGTGCTTGGCGTCCATCACGATGGGCTCGCCCGTGAACGGGTCGGTCAGGTTGTTGAGCTGCTGCTCGGCCCCGTCGATGTCCGTCCAGTCGACCAGGGCGTTCGACGCCAGCAGGTTGTCCCAGGTGTGCGTCGAGGCGTTGTCGCCGTAGCTGGCGATGACGTTGCCCCGCCAGTTGTAGCGGTGGGCGGTGGTGTTCTCGTCGATGACGCAGTCGATGGCCCGCTTCTCGACGTTGACGCCCAGCCACTTGCCCACGTCGCTGCAGCGCTGCAGCAGCAGGCCGGTGCGGTCGAAGAACACCGCCTCGCGGGTCACCGGCACCACGAGGCCGCGCTTCAGGGTGTCGGGGGTCTGAATCCAGTTCTCGCTCACCCCGGCGACCGGGAACGGTTCGCCCTCGGGCACCACCAGGGCCTCGTCGCCGATCTCGGTGATGCCGGGGATCTTCTCCCCGCTGAGGTTCGTCTGCACCTCGGGAATCAGCCGCGTGAAGACGAAGTCCTCGGACTGGTAGGCGTCGAGGATGGCGTTGTAGACGATCTGCCCGCTGATGTTCTGGAACGCCAGCGTGCTGACGGCGCCGGCGGCCTCCATCAGCTGGGTCGCCAGGGCGCCGGAGCGGCCCTCGGCGAAGCGGGCGTAGCCGAAGCACTCGCAGAAGAGCTTGCCCAGGTCGAACTCCCGGGGCTTGAGCTCCTTGGCCTCGAACGCCTCGCGGATCAGTCGGGGGGCCTCCTGGGTCTGCTCGAAGAGCTTGACCAGCCGGCCGTAGTTCAGGGCTGCCATTGGCGGGGTCTCCTTCGGGCCGGGTGGTTTACCGCAGCTGGTGGGCGTAGATGTAGTCGACGTTGAGGACGTCGTTGTTGGTGGCGGCGCCGAGCTTGGCGCCGACGGCCACCTGCATCTCGGTGGCCGAAGCGATGAGGACGGCGTGCCGGATGACGGCGCCGGTCGAGTCCTTGAGGTACGACCCGTTGACCTTGAACAGGCACTGCATGCTGACCCCGTCCCAGTCGATCACGTCGATCTCCAGGACCTGGTAGTCGCTGCTGGTGCTGCTCGTGGTGCTGAGGGTGCTGGTGACGGCCGTGCCGTTGCGGGAGTAGGCCCGCCAGTACTGCTCGCCGTCAAGCTTGACGATGGCGACGCAGCAGCCGGAGGCCCGCATGCTGCCGCCGTCGTCCACCAGGCTGTTGGCCGCGACGGCGTTCTGGAAGCCGAAGAAGCAGTTGTAGACGCCGGCCGTCGTCTCGGTGAACTGCAGCGAGCACTTGCCGTAAATCGGCTTGCCGGCGATGAAGATGAACAGCTCGTTGGCCGACGCCAGATAGACCTCGTCGTTGTCGGCCACGGTGCCGTCGGACGGGGTCAGCACCATGATGCCCTTGCGGGCGTCGCCGACCGCGGCGGAGCCGGAATCGGTGATGGTGTCCACGAAGAACAGGTCCGACTGGTCGGCCGTGAAGTCGTCGAAGACGTAGCTCACGTCCAGGTCGACCAGCGGGTGCGTGTAGCGTGCCAGGTTGGCCACGGCGGAATCTCCTCTCGGTTAGCCGCGGAGCCAGGCCGCCAGGGCCTTGGGCTCGGTCGGGGCCTTGCTCTCGGTGACGGGAGTGCTGTCGCGGCCGCGCGACTGCGGCTTGGCGGGGGGAGTGACTTGGGTGTGCGGCTTGAGCGCCTCAATCAGCCGGGCGCGGCGGGCGTCGTCGGCGACCGCGGCCAGGTCCTCGACCTGCTCCTCGGTCAAGGTGACGCCGGCCTTCGCCGCCTGCCGGCGGGTGGCCTTCTCGCGGAGCAGAGCGGCGACCTGCTCCTGCAGGTTGGCGTCGCCGGCCCTGCGGGACTCGGCCGCGGGGGTCTCGGCGGGCGTCTCGGGCGGCGGCTCCTCGCTGCCCGAGAGCTTGCCGTAGGTCTTGACGATGTCCTTGAGCTTGGCCAGGGCGCCGGCCTCGTCCAGGTCGCCGGCGACCAGGGCGCGGAACACCGACACGACCATGCTCTCGAAGGCACTGGCGGCCTGGTCCTCGGGGGCGGCGTCGGGGGCGACCTCGACCTCGGCGCCCATGTCGGGGGCCTCGGGCATGTCGCCGTCCATCTCCTTGAGCCACGCCCGGAAGCGGTCGGGGAAGGCCGCCTCGCAGATGGCCCGGAGCTTCCGCTTCACGGGGGTGGACACGGGGGGTCTCCTCTCTTCGGACAGGGAATTGACGGTCGCCGGCTGGGCGACCACGTCGACGCTCTCGACGGCCTCGACGGCCTCGATGACGCTCTCGCCGTCGCGGACGCGCTCGCGGCCGCTGGCGGTGTGACTGCAGCCGAACAGGTCGGGGCGGCGCTCGGCCGCCTCGCAGACCCGCTCGCTCATGGGGTGGGAACGCAGGAAGTGCAAATCGCCGTAGACGCCGTCGGCCTCCTTGACGACGTTGGCGTACCAGCCGAACTTGTCGCCGCTCTTGCGGGCCCGGCCCTTCTCGGCGTGGTCGATGTAGGCGTGCCGGCCCTCGTACATGCGCGGGTCGACGCCCTCGGGCAGGTAGCGGCGGCCCCGGGGCCCGCCGTTGGTGCTGTTCCAGCCCAAGAGCTTGACCCGGTGGATGACGCCCTTGTCGCGGTCGACGCGCAGGGCGGCGGCCGACTGCACGAACTCCTCAAGCCGTGTGATGGAGACGGTGGCGTTCATGCGTGCCAGATTCGCACGCGCGCGGCGGGTCGCTCAAAGGCGGCGGGCGAGGTACGCGCGGAGGATGTCCCAGGACCGGCTGCCCGGTTGCAGGTCGAACGCCACTTCGACCCGCACCCCGTGGTCCCGCCACCACGCCACGCCCCCGGGCCGGGCGAGCAGCTCCTGCACGGTGCGGGCGCCGGCCAGGCCGGGCGGCAGGCCCAGGCCGGCGGGCAGCGGCCCGTCGAACCCCAGCCGGGGCCACACGTAATAGCCCGAATCGCCCTCGCCCCGCACGGCGTCGGCCCGCAGCTCGGCCACGCCCGCCCGCTGCAGGGCCTGCGTCATGCGGCCGAGCATGGCGGCGCCGGTGCCCTTCTGCTGGTCGGCGACGAGGATGTCGTTGAGGCGGGCGATAAGGCTATCCCCGTCCCGCCGCACGGTCACGGCCGCCTGCCGCCCCGGGCCGTTGACGGTGACGGTCAGGGCCGACGGCTCGGTGAGCAGGCCGACGCGGTCGCCGGGTCCGCCGCCGGCCAGCGGGGCGAGCGTCTCGGCGGTGGGCGTCTCGCCCAGCACGCGGGCGGCGCGGGCCAGGTCGCGGACGGGAGGCGTCTCCGCCCACGCCGGCGGCCGGGGCGCCGCGGGGGCCGGTGCAGGCGCCTGCACCTGGCCGAGCGGGTCGGCGTACCCGTCGGCGATGCGGGCGCCCTGGTCGCGGAGCTTCTGCCACTTCCTGCGAGTGATCGGGATGAAGGTGCACCGGCAGTTGCACACGTCCGCCGGGTCGGTGCCCCGCACCTGCGTGAACGGCACGCTGCTGGGGTAGTAGTGGCCGTCGCGGGCCTTGTGCTCGGGGCGGGAGCGGCTGTCGTGCGGGTTGCTGTACTGCCACACGGGGAACACGTCGACCGTCGCCGTCAGCTCCTCCTGGCTGGCCTGGTTGAACGAGTCCATCGCGTTCGTGCGGAACACCATCTCGGCGTACTGCGGGTTGGCCGGGCTGACGCCGGCGGCGTCGAGGATCTGCTGCACCGCGTGCGGCCCGCCCGCGGCCTCCCCCGACTGCAGCCGCCGCACCAGTTCCCCCTGCACCGCCTGCGTCAGTTGCTGGCTGGTCGAGACGGCCAGGGTGAACGCCTGCCGCCGGAGGTCCGGCCCGCCGCGCTGCGGGTCGGTGCCGGGCGTGGGCAGCAGCCCCTGCAGGTAGCCGACGGCCCGCGCGGGCGGCGGGGCCTGCGAGGTGGGGGTGACGGACTCGGTAACGCGGGATGCGGCGTCGCGGACCAGCTGCCGGCCGAGGCCGTCGGCCGCGGCCAGCACGGCGGCGATCACGTCGGCCAGCTGCCGCAGCTCGCTCTCGCTGAACAGCGTCTGCCAGGAGACGCCCGCGGGCCCGCGGGCGACCATTCGCCGCACCGCGTCGCGGGCCAGGGCCAAGAGGGCGGCGCCGCCGGTGGCCATGCTGTCCAGCAGCATGGCGTCGATCTGTCGGGCGTCGGGGTGCTCGGGGGCCTGGTCGGTGCCGTCGCCCACGGCCTCGCGGACCAGGGCCAGGCACTCCAGGGCCAGCAGGTCGAGGGGGTGGCTCATCGGCCTTCCAGCAGCCGGCGGGCTGCGGCGGCGATGCGCTCGGCGAGGGTGTCGCCGTACTCCCGCCGCAGCCGCTGCTCCTGCCCCTGGAACAGCCCGGCGAACGGGTTGCCGCCGACGGGCGGTGCGGCCGGCGGGGGCGGCTGCTCGGCGATGTTGTGGGCCTCGGTGGCGTCGTCGTAGCCGGCCAGGCCGCGCCAGGTGCGGACGGACAGCACGCCGGCCTGGGCCTCGGTCTGCCGCCGCTGCGCCTCCTGCAGGGCGTCGGCGATCTCCGGGGCCGGGGCCTCGCACTGGATGTCCACCGCCGCCCGCACCTCGGCGTAGGTGTAGGGCAGCCGCCCCGCGTCGCAGGCCGCCTGCACCGCCCGCCACACGACCCGCAGGAACCGCCGCCGGTAGAACGCCTGCCAGCGCCGCACGGCCCGCACGAACGGGCTGCCGGCCACCAGCGTCGAGGCGTAGTTCGCGTTGCTCGCGTCGCCCGTGAAGTACTCGGGCATCCCCCAGCGGGTGCAGATCGCGCGGAGGCACGCCTGGGCGATGGCGATGTGCTGCGTGGTGTTCTGGGCCAGGGGGGCGGGCTGGTAGGTCCGCCCCTGGCCCACCTTGACCACCGTGCCGGGCTCGAACTTCTGGTACTGGACGGGGCGGCCCGTGATGGGGTCGTTGGGGTAGGGCCGGTTCTGGTCGCGGGCCTGGTTGCGGGCGGCGATCACCGAGGACTGGCTGGCCGCGTCGAATTGCTCGATCCAGGCAATCGCCGCCTGGACCGCGCCGCCCTCGCGCATGTTCCGCAGCAGTTTCCGCACGCCTTCGAGCTCGTCGCCGACCGGCCAGAAGTCCGAGACGCCCCGGCGGATGACGCGGTCGACGTTGAGGGTGACGAGCTCGGCGTCGCGGGCGTCGATCTCCTCGCCGTCCCGGTCCTCGTCGGGCCGGTACCAGTAGGCCAGCACGGTCTCGGCGTCGTCGGGGTCGCAGCGCAGGCCGTCGGGGTAGTCGGCCGCCCGCTCGCCGTCGGGGGGCCGCACGTGCTCGGGCTCCATCGGCCGCACGCTCAGGTGGCCGTCCACGGGGAACAGCCGCAGGCCGTACTCGCCGTCGCGGCGGCTGCGCTCGAAGAGTTCCTGCTCGCGCTCGCCCCACGCCTCCCGGTCCAGCCAGTCGTCCACCAGGACCTGCACAGCGTCGGCGAGCTTGGGGTTGCCCCGCCCCTTCGGGCGGGCGGTGTAGGCGTACCCCTCGCCGATGACGAACGTGGTCAGGTGCTCCAGGATGCCGCGGGCGAAGCCGTTGGACTGCACCAGCAGCCGGGCCACGTCGCGGGCATGGGCCCGGTCGGACGCCTCGGGCTGGTCGTCGCGCTGCCCGCCCGAGAGCGGCCGCCAGAGCATGCCCGTGGCGGGGTCGCGGTACTGGTCGAGCGGGTCGATCGGATCGCCCCAGCCCGGGGCGTAGCTGGCCCGGCCCACGTAGGTCTCGAGCAGCCGCCGCCGCTGCTGCTGCTCGTACAGGTCCGCTTCGAGGGTGGTCCGCTCGACCTGCTCGCGGAGGCTGTCCAGGGACGTGCCGTTGTGCTCGCTCATGCCCCGATGATGCGGGAATCACCGGGCGCCGGGCGAAGGCGGCGGGTCAGGGGCGGTAGGTCGTCGTCTCTTCCTGCGACACGCCGGCTGTCAGTTCCACCATCGCCCGCACGGCCATTTCCAGGGCGTCCGGCCCGTCGTCGTGGTCGCTCTCGGGGAACTCCCGCAGCTGCTGCACGAGCAGCTCGGTGCCGGGGGTGCGGCGGAAGCGCAGGTTGCCGCGGCAGAGGTAGGGCCCCAGGCGGCGGATCCTGACCAGCTTGTTGATGCGGTTGTCCACGCCGGCGACGGGCAGCATGACGCCCCGGGACTGCGACTGCCGGGCCAGGTCGTCGGCGAGCAATTCCTGGAACTGGTTGACCTCGACGCTGACCACGTCGGGGCGGAAGCGGCGGGCCAGGTCCAGGCCGTCCTCGACGATCTGTGACGAGGGTCGGCGGGCCAGGTCGGCCTCGCACCAGAGCACGCCGTCGCCGTCGAGGCCCAGCAGCACCCACGCGGAGAAGTCACCCGCCCGCGCGTCCTTGCCCTTGCTGGGGTCCAGGGCCATGACGCGGACGGCCAGGTGCTCGGGCCAGTCGTCGAACCACATCGACGCGGGGAAGTAGGCCGGCGGCCACTCGGCGCCGGCGACGTCCACGAACAGCCCGCCCAGCTCCTGGTCGGCCAAAAGGCCCGCGTACTGCTCGCGCAGGGCCGCCTCAAACTTGGCCGGCAGGTGCGGGTTATCCTTCGTGGCCGCGTGGAACAGCTCGGTGCCCGGCGAGCGCTTGCCGAAGACCTCGTAGGTCCAGTGCGAGCGGCCCTTGGGGGTGAACGTCGCACTGGCCCACCCCTGCCGCCCTTGCTCCCGCAGTCGGCCGATGGTGATGTCCCACGCCTCCCGCGGCATGAGCGACGCCTCGTCGAGCCACACGCCCGAGAGGTTGGGCCCGCGCAGGCGTTCGGGGTCGTCGGTCGAGCGGAACAGCACTTCCGCCCCGTTGCCCAGCGTGGCGGTCATGTCCCCCTTGGCGAACCCCCGCAGGAAGCACAACTCGCGGGCCAGGGCCAGGAAGGTCCGCAGCGAGGCGTCGCGCATCATGGGGTAGGTGGGGGCGGCCGCCATGTACAGGCGGCCGGGCCCGGCGCGGCGGATCAGGTCGAAGGCGCCGACGAACGACTTGCCCGCCCCGATGCCGCCCCCGAAGCCGCGGTACAGGGCGCTACTCCGGCGGAACGCCAGCTGGGCCCGGTGCAGGCGGAACCGCTGCCGAATCACCCGCGTCGCCATCGGCGAGTTCCTCGACCACCTCGACGCGGAGGCCGCCCTGGTGCTCGACCTCCTGCCGCTCGACGTAGCCGCGCGACTTGCCGAGGGTCTTGAGCAGGAAACAGGTGGCCCAGCCCTCGCCGGCGTCGACGGCCTTGTCGAGGGCGCTCTCGGCGTTGTCGAGGCGGGCCTCGCGGCAATCCTCGAGCACGGCCTGCAGGCGTGGCGACTGGTTGATGCGGAGGTGGATCGTCTTGCGGGCCGTCTTGAGGGCGGCGGCAGCGGCGGTGATGTTGCCCCGGCACCTGAGCAGTGCTTGCTCGATCTTCTCCAGGGGCAGCGGTACGCCTCGCATCCTTTTACCCGTTACACCCGTTACACGAATCGTACCCCCGCGGTGCTACTTCGGGTCAGGGCGGCGGGTCCGGTCGTACTCGGCCGCCACCTGCCGCCGCACCCAGCCGACCGCCCACTCGGCCGCTCCGTTCCACACCGACACGAAAATCGCCTTGGCCGCGTAGTTGGCGGGGTCGTATTCGTGGTCCCGGCACCACTCCTCCCACGCCTGCCGGCAGGCGTCGCTGGCGTCCCGCTGCAGTTGCTCCAGGTCCATCCCTCACCCCTCCATCCGCCGGGCGATCTCGCCCACTACCGCCTCCCACACCAGCGCCCCGCGCCGGTGGTCCGGCACGTTGTCCAGCGGGTGGTGCGGCTGGTAGCCGTGGGCGTCCCGCCACTCCATCACCGCCAGCTTCTTCTCGCTGCCCGGCACGGCGTTGGTCGGCGTGGGCGGCGGGGGCAGCTCGGTGTATTCCCAGGTGGCGTCCCCGCCGCCCGAGTTCTTCGACTGGTCGGCTGGGAACAGGGCCATCACCGCCGCGTCGTGGTAGCAGCCCCAGCAGAAACCCCGCTTGTGGCTGCCGGGCCGCTGCCCGCAGCCCCGGCATGGCTTGTGCTCGCCCATGCCCTCATCATCGCCCGCCCGCCGCCCGCCCGCCAGAGGCGCCGGAAAACTCGTTATATCCCCATAACGCCGATCCGACCGCCCGCAAGGGGCCGCTCTTCCGTGAGCGTGGGTTTGCCGCACGCCAAACAGACCCGCCGGCGGATCTTGCGGCCGGGGAAGTCGTACACGTTCTCGGTGCGGTGTCGCCCCGTCTCGCCGCACCAGCGACAGGGGATGCCCCGGGGCCGCTCGGCGAGGCGGGCAACGGCCAGGGACTGCACGCGGGGCCAGGCGGCGGCGTCGCACCACACATAGGCGGCGGTGGGGTCGGGCGGCGAGGGCAGCAGCAGGCCGACGGCCTGGTGCCGCCCGGTGGCCAGGTGCACGCCGAGGCGGGCCTGCCGGCACTGGCGGACCAGCCCGCGGAGCGTGCCGCCGCCCCGCCCCGAGATCGGCACGTCAAGGGCCTCGGCGACGGCCAGGGCGGGCCGCGGCGTGGGGCTGACCAGGGCGAGCAACTCGAGCGCGAGTCGATTCATTCGACGTCCTCCGGGTGGGCCCTAAAGGGGTGTGGAGGGGAAGGTAGGTGGGAAGGTACTCAGGCGGGATTCTGTCTTAGGGCTTCCTCCAGGTCGCGCACGTCGCGCACGACCAGCACCAGCACCCCCGCGGCCCGCGCCCGCTCGTGCCACGCCGCCTGGGCCTTGTTCGCCTTGCCCGCGCCCGTCTTGCACTCCACCGCAATCCCCCGCCCGTGGGGCGGCAGGTAGCCCAGCACGTC